TTTTAATTATGATTATATTAAAAATTTTATAGAGAAAGAAGGCTATCAATTATTATCTAGTGACTATGTTAATGCTCATATAAAATTATTAGTGAAATGTCCTATAGGGCATGAATATAAAGTTAAATTTAATAATTTTCAACAAGGTCAAAGATGTTTTGAGTGCAATAAATTAAAACTATCAAAAATTAAAAAATATACATATAAGTATGTTAAAGACTATATAGAAAAAGAAGACTATCAATTACTATCAAATAATTATACAAATTCTAATCATAAATTATTATTATCTTGCCCTAAATATCATAAATTTAAAATGAGTTTTAATAGTTTTAAAAATCAAAATTACAGATGTCCTATATGCTGGTATGAATCTAAATCCAGCAAACAAGAGAAAGAGATACAAGATTATATTGAAGCATTTGGTTATAATATAATAAGGAATGACAGAACTCAAATAATTAATCCTTTAACAGGCAAAAATCTTGAATTAGATGTGTGGATACCAGAACTTAATAAAGCTATTGAGTATAATGGCACTTATTGGCATAAAAAATTAGATAAAATAAAGAAGGATCAGATAAAAATAGATCAATGCAAAGAAAAAGGCATTGACTTATTAATAGTAAATGAATATAATTGGGTTAATAATAAAAAGTTTGAATTAAATTTAATTGAGAATTTTTTAAAAGGGATAATAAAATGAAAAAAGGAGATAAAGATATAAGTAATAAAGATTATATTGCTTATATTGATACTGATTCTCTGTTTATGAAAATGGAAGAATTTTTATTGGATTCGGGTGTTGATCCTGAAAAATGGAAAATATTACCTGATAAACAAAAAATCAATTATATTTTAGAACTTTCAAGAAAAATAGAAGAATATGTTGATAAATCTTGCTTTGAAGAATTACAACAAGGAACGTATAATTCAACAGTAGAAAAGGATGATTTTGCTATAGTATTTAAGCAAGAAATTGTATGTAAAGCGGCTCTTTTTATTAAAAAAAAGAAATATGGCTTTCACGTAGTCAATGATGAAGGCGTGGATAAAGATGAGATTGATGTAACAGGTCTTGAAATTATTAGGTCAGAAACACCTACTGCTTTTAAAGTGATTCTTAAAAAAGTGTTAAGATTTATTCTTGAAGATAAAACAGACAAAGAAATTATTCAGTTTGTTGATGAGTGCAAAGATTTAATTAAAAAAGAAGAGCCAGAGGATATATCATCAAATATTAATATTAATAAACTTGGTAAATATATTGTTGATGGTGAACCAATAAAAGGAACACCTTATCATATAAAAGGTGCAGCTAGTTATCATAAATTATTAAAATTGTTTAATATTGATGGTTATTATGAATCATTGATAGAAGGAAACAAGGCTAAAGTTGTATATGTTAAATCTAATCCTTATAATATTGATGTGGTTTCATATGTAAAATGGCCAAAAGAATTTACTAAAAACGGTATTGAACCTGACTATGAAAAAATGATTGAAAAATTTTTAATTAAGAAGATAAAAATTTTACTTGAACCACAAAATAGAGAAAACATATTAAAAAGAAATAACACTTTTGATATGTTTTTTGGATAAGATAGTTGACATTATATATAAATAGTGGTATAGTAAAAATTATGTCTAGATGTGGCCCAGTCTGGCAGGGCGCTTGGTTTGGATCCAAGATGTCGGAGGTTCGAATCCTCCCATCTAGACCATAGATCTTTTAAAATTTGGGGATGAAATGGCATCGACAAAGATTGTATGTTGAATGATTTCATACCGAGCTTTATTAACTCGTTAAACTGATAAATTTTAATTATAATTGCAGACGATTATAACTACGCTGTAGCAGCATAGCTACTGTCATATGAAAATGTCTCTTATACATTTCATATGATATAATATTATATAAGATAGTTATCATTAATACCTAATAAATGATAATAAAATAAATTAGGTTAACTATACAGTAGAAATTGTTCAGATTAGTATACTGTATTGATTTTTATCTGAACTATGTATGTAAATATTGTTTAATAATCATCTTTGGACGCGAGTTCAACTCTCGCCATCTCCACCAAAAATTTAAGCCTCTTTAACTTAGTTGGCAAAGCAATAGTTTTGTAAACTAAAGATCACAGGTTCAAGTCCTGTAGGAGGCTCCACACAAAATAAGCCCCTGTAGTTCAGTGAATAGAACATCACACTTCTAATGTGAATGTCGTAGGTTTGACTCCTACCAGGGGTTCCATTCTAAAAAAATCCTTTACAAATTCATATAATATTGTTATACTATATATAAAACTTTAACAGGAGAATATTATATGTCAATTGAAAAACTTATAAAATATGATAGATTATATGAAATGGGATTATCACCTATATCTGATAAGGATTATGATGATTTTAAAGATGAAATGCGTAAAAAATATCCTAATGATCCTTATTTTAAAACAGTTGGTACTTTTGTTGATTCAAGAGATAAAATCAAGCTGCCATTTGTACTTGGCAGTCTAAAAAAATTAAAAACAGATGGATCATGTCAAAAATGGTTAGCAAAACATAATCCAGATGACTATATTACCATAACACCAAAATTAGATGGTGTATCCATAGCTGTTAATTTTGAAAATGGCAAAGTAAATCAAGCCTTTTTAAGAGGTGATGGTATTCATGGTAGAAGTATAACTAATAAATGTAAAAAAATAATAACAAAACATATAAAAAACAAAGAATCTTTATGGTTCAGAGGGGAAATTCTTTTAGATCATCTTCCTGAAGAATATGTAAACAAAAGAAATGCAACGGCTGGTATCATTAATGATGATGATAGTACATTATTAAACCTTCTCGATATTGTGTTTTATGAACATATAGATTCTGAATCCACTTCCGAAAGCAAAAGAATAGATTTTATAAATTCGTTATTTCCAAAAAACCCAATAACTTATAAAAAATTAAAAATTAAAGATATATCTGATGATATACTTGTTGATTTATTAAAAAAATATAAAGATGAATTATCACAATATGATATTGATGGTTTAGTATTGACTTTGGATGATAGTGAAAGAGAAAATGTTAAATATCCAACTAATAAGATATCATTTAAAGTTAACCAAGAAGCTATTTTCACTACTGTAAAAGATATTGAATGGAATACTGGCAGAACAGGTAGAGTTATACCACTTGTTTATATTGATTCTATAAATATTGATGGATCTACTATTAATAAAGCAACTGGTCATAATGCAAAATTTATTAAAGATAAATTTATTAATAAAGGTACAAAGATATCTATAGTAAAATCTGGTGATGTGATACCATACATTGTTGATGTTGAATCAGAAAATAATAATATAGATTTACCAGAAAAATGCAATTCATGTAATACTTTATTGATAGAAAAGGGTGTTGATCTCATATGTCCTAATGTTATATGTCCATCACAAACACTTAAAAGACTTGAACATTTTGTTAAAAAATTAGGTATAATGAATGTATCTTTATCAACAATTGAAAAACTAAACATTGATACTTTGAATGACTTATATGAATTAACAGAAGAAGATATAATGTCTCTTGATGGCTTTGGCAAAAAGAAAGCACATCATCTGTATAATGAATTAAGAGAAAAACTAAAAACAACACCAGAAAAATTTTTAGCATCAATGGGTGTATATGGGCTTGGTGTTGAAACAGCTACTAAAATATTAAATGAAATGACATTTAATGATTTTTTAAAGGCTGATAGATATGATCATATTGATGGTATTGGGTCGGTTACAAATGATAATATCATAGAAAACAGACCATTGATTTTTAAAAATTATTGTTTACTATCTAATTATGGATTAGAGTTTTTAAAGAAAAATGAGGATTCAGAATATGAAGGAAAAATATTTACTTTAACAGGAACAGCACCATTAAAAAGAGATGATTTAGTAAGAATACTTGAATCTAAAGGGTCAAGAGTAAAAGGTATATCAAAAAATGTTGATTTTTTAGTTACTAATGATGTAGAATCTAATAGTAGTAAAACAAAAAAGGCTAAACAGTATAATGTGCCAATAATTACTTATGATAAACTTTTAAATGAACTAGGGGTTATTGAATAAAACCAAACAATAAGGATAGATATGAATATTTTAAAAGGTGGTATATATAAACATTTTAAAGGTGGTATATATGAAGTATTAATGTTAGCTTTGAATACTGATCATGGTAATACAGATGTTGTCTATAAAAATAACATAGATGAAGTATTTACACGTGATTTAAATACATGGTTTGATGAAGTAAAGCCTGGTATAACAAGATTTAAAAAGATATAAATATGAAAAAATTAAGTGAAATAAAAAACGGAGCAATTATATGTGTTACTACAGGAGTTAGTTTTTCTGGATTGATACTGTGGATAGGAGTAAAATCTTTTCCAGGATTAAATGATCCTATATATTATTTTTTGCATATATGTTCAGGGTTTTCTATGGGTGTCTTGATTGGATTGTTTTTATGTATGAGCATCTCTCTTTGGAAAATGAAATAATTAGGGGAAAAAAATGAATAAAACACAGAAAGGAATAATTTTGTGTGTTACTTATGTTATCACAGCAATTGGGCTTTCTGGATTGCTATATTGGATAGGAGTAAAATGTTATCCAGGATTAAGTGGGCCTATTTATTATTTTTTTCATATAACTTCAGGATTTTCTATAAGTATCTTGTTCGGATTACTTTTATGTATGATCATCGTTCTTTGGAAAAGGAGAAAAAATGAATAAAGTACAGAAAGGTGTTAATTTTGTTAAATGTACAGCATTTAATAATATTGTTAAAGTTATTAATAGAAATAAAGATGTTTCAACAAATAAAGATATTAAAGATATCATTGAAGAATCTTTAAACGAAATAGAAAGGATTAAAAGGAAATATAATGAAAACTAATTTTTTTATCTATAGATCATCTACTATAAGTGTTAAAAATTATGAATCAATAAAACCAAATGTTGGCATAGAAATAAAAGATATACCTGTTAACAAAATAGACGAAGCTTATAAAGAATTAAGTAATGTTATTGATGAACTTTATCAATTAGAACAGGCTAATTTATATTCTGATATAAAATCTATTAGACATACTGGTATAGACAATCATATTAAATCTATTATTAATCAAGATTTTGAAAAAATGTCTGAAAGAATAACTATTAGTCTTTCATCATTGGATAAAATAGCAAATGAATGATATATTTTTAGGTGACTGTGAACATATTATACCCACTATTGATAACAAATCTATTGATCTGTTGGTTACTAGCCCACCATATAATGTAAATCTTGGCCAAAATAAATATAATAAAAAAGGTTATAGTGATCATAATGATAACATGGGTCATGATGAATATATTTTATGGTTAAAACGTTTATTTTATATTCTCAAGCCAAAAATGAAAGAAGATGGAAGGATTATTGTTAATATAGGAGATGGAAAAAATGGTTCAGTGCCTACTCATATCCATATAAGTAATTTTATGTTTGAATTAGGATATGGTATGTTTACAACTATTATATGGAATAAAAATAATACATCAAGTAGATCATCATGGGGATCATGGCAGTCACCATCATGCCCTTCTTTTCCAACTCCATTTGAATACATTCTTGTGTTTTATAATATATCAAAGAAAAAATTAACAAAGGGAAAAACAGACCTAACAAAAGATGAATTTATAAAAAATTCTCTTTCGATATGGGAATTTCCTGGAACCAAAAAGAATAAAACAGGTCATCCAGCAGCATTTCCGTTAGAGTTGCCATACAGATGTATAAAACAATTTACATGGATAGGTGATACTGTATTGGATATATTTGCTGGTTCAGGTACAACAGGCATAGCAGCAAAAAATTAAATAGAAAATATATTTTAATCGAAAAGGATTCTAAATATCATTCTATAATAAAAAATAATCTTAACCAATTAACCATTAATGATTTTCCAGGGGGTATGAATGCCACAATGTGTTAAATGTAACCAATTTCTTAGTGTTGATTATTGTCTAGATGCATTACCAGATGATCCAAATGATAATGCATCTATTTGTGTGTTCTGTAATTTAGGTTTGAAAGAAGTGACAATACAGTTAGATGATGGTGATAAAAAAATATCAAAAAAAGAAGCTATCTATAATTATAAAAAATATATTGACGAAATAAGCAAAAAAAGAAAGATAAAAAGTATTATTGAAAATGGCAGACAATCAAAAATTATTATGCCAGGAGATAAAGATTGGTAAAATTTAAAATGTCAAAAATAGAATGGGATAATGCACAAAAGATTATAGAAGATCATAATCAAAATTGTGAAATATATAATAGTGATATTCAACCAGCGATAGGAGGAAGAATATCATATTTTTTTACACCTACTGGATTAGGAATAGCTTGTGGTGTACAATGTGCATGTGGATGGAGTAAAGAATGTACTGATGTATCAAATTGGTAAAAAATAAATGAAAAAATTAACATATAATTATGTAAAAGAGTATATTAAAAAAAAAGGTTATCAATTATTATCTGATGATTATGTTAATACTCATACAAAATTATTAATAAAATGTTCTAAAGGACATGAATACTATGCAAGGTTTAATAATTTTCAACAAGGTGCAAAATGTCCTATATGCATAGGTAATAAAAAATTATCATATAATTATGTTAAAGATTATATTGAAAAAGAAGACTATAAATTATTATCTAAAAAGTATAAAAATAATAAACAAAAATTATTATTAAAATGCCCTATAGGGCATGAATATAAAATATCATTTTCAACATTTAAAAATAGCAAACATAGATGTCCATATTGTGCAGATAATATTAAGTATACATATGAATATGTTAAAGATTTTATAGAAAAAGAAGGTTATCAATTATTATCTAAAGAATATAAAAATAATCATACAAAATTATTAATAAAATGCCCTATAGGGCATGAATATAAAACAACTTTTAAATTATTTTTAAAGTGTTCATGCCCATTATGTATTAATAATAATATTAAGTATACATATGAATATGTTAAAAATTATATAGAAAAAGAAGGCTATAAATTATTATCTGATAATTATAAAAATGTTTGTACAAAATTATTATTAAAATGCCCTATAGGACATGAGTATGAAGTATCATTTGCAGCATTTAAAAATAGTAAACATAGATGTCCTATATGCTGGTATGAATCTAAATCTAGTAAAACAGAAAAAGAATTACAAAATTACATTGAATCACTAGGATATAATATAATAAGAAATGATAGAACACAGATTATTAATCCTTTAACAGGCAAAAATCTTGAACTGGATATATGGATACCTGATAAAAAGAAAGCTATTGAATATAATGGTACTTATTGGCATAATAAATTAAATATGATAAAAAGAGATAAAATAAAAGTAAATCAATGCAAACAAAAAGGTATTGACTTATTAATAGTTAAAGATTATAATTGGATAAATTGTAATAAAATAGAAAAGGAAATTATTAAAAAATGGGTAAAAAAATAATTAAAACACCATCAACTATTATGCATCATATCTATCTAGCAGACATGGCCGGCTGTGGATATATAAGATGCATTTTTCCATCTATGTTATTATCTCAATATAAACATGATAATAGAGTAAATTTTATGCCTTCTTATGGACTACATTTTATTAATGATATTAATTTTTATAGTGATCAGCTTTTTATAATGTTTCAAAGATCAGCAACAGAACAACAATTGAAAATAATAAAACATATTAAAAAAAATTATAGAAAACAAGCAAATGTTCCATTGCTATATGAGATAGATGATCTCCTTAGTGATATTCCAAAATGGAATTTTGCTAGTAAATATTATAATAGATACTCTAAAACAGCTATTGAGATAATGAAAGAAGTTGATGCTATGATTGTTTCAACAAATAAACTTAAAGAGATTTATTCACAATATAATAACAAAATTGAAGTACAACAAAATCATTTACCAAAATTTTTATGGGGTGAACCACAGTGGAAAGATAATTTTAATAAAAAATTCAAAATAGCATGGGCAGGATCAGGTAACCATTTTTCAAATGATAAGAATATCAAAGGCGGTGACTTTAGTAATAAATTAATAAATTTTATTATTAAGACATCTAATGATTATGAATGGAATATTATTGGTGGGTGCCCTTTAGAATTAAAAAATAATGACAAAATTATTAAACATAAATGGGTTGATATTTTTAATTATCCTAATTATTTGAAATCATTAAATATTGATCTAGGCATAGCTCCTTTAGAACAAAACCTTTTTAACGAATGTAAAAGTAATATAAAAGCTAAAGAATATACAGCAGCTGGTATACCTGCAATATATACTGATATATATCCTTATAAAAATTTAAAAATGAGATCTAAAACCGATGAAGAAATGATATCAATGATTGAAGATACTTTAAAAAATAAAAAGCTTGAAAAAATATGGGAAAGCGATTATAATACTCTTAAAAATGGGTTGTTCTGGGAAACAAACGATAACTTAACAAAATATTATAATAAATTAGTAGGGTTGTTAAATTTAAAATTGCCTAAATAAAGGATTTTTAAAATGAATGATATTAATATAGGGCATCTTTTAACAAGGATTAAAAAAACATATGAATCTTGTATAACGTTAGATCAAGTTTTTTTTGCTAGTGCATACGCTGAAATATATATTGATAAATATATAGAGATGTTAAATAAAAAGATAACCTTTAAAAATAATATACCTCATGAAAACAATATATACTCTTACAATACTAAATTATATTCTGAGTCTTTAACAAGAATAAAAACTGATAAAAATTATGCTATATAAATATCCAAAAACAACACATTTGCCATGGTCAAAGGGGATAACTTTAGATGATGTAAAGTTATATGATGATTCATTTTTTAACAATAAAAAAGTAGTTGTTACTGAAAAAATGGATGGTGAAAATACTACTATGTATAATAATTATATACATAGCAGAAGTCTTTCTAGTGCTGACCATGAATCAAGACATTATGTTAAGAATATATGGAGCAATATTAAATATTTGATACCTAATAATTTTAGAATTTGTGGTGAGAATCTTTATGCAAAACATAGTATATATTATAATAATCTTGAATCATATTTTTTATGTTTTTCAGTATGGTTGAATGATAAATGTTTATCATGGGATGACACCGAAAATTTTTGTTCAAATATTAACATTAATACTGTTCCATTATTATATAAAGGTCTTTATAATAAAGATAAAATTAAAAAATTATTTAATAATAATATGGAAGGATATGTTATTAGATTATCTGATAGTTTTTTAATAAGTGATTTTCAAAAATCAGTTGCAAAATTTGTTAGGAAAAACCATGTTAAAACTGATAAACATTGGATGCATCAAAAAATTATAAAAAATAAGTTGACAAAGATGTAAAAATGATGTATTATTGGTTTATAAAATAACAATTCTTTAAATAAGGAGGTTTTTATGAAAATTGAAGATTATAATAAGTTCTCTGATGCATGGGATGAGAATGATTACTCTGATGTTGATAATTATATTCTTTATCAGGAATATGATAATAATGAAAATTTTTCTTATGATATGATAAATATCAATAATGGATATCATGGCACGTATTACTTATAATAAATTAGTAAGAGATAATATACCAGAAATCTTAAAATCAAAAGAATTGGAATTTGAAACAGAAATAGTTGATGATTTTAATACATTAAATAAATTTCTTAAAAATAAACTATTAGAGGAAGTGACGGAGTATATAAATAATAATACTATAGAAGAGTTATGTGATGTGATGGAAGTTATATTAAAAATAATGTCACATGATTGCATAGAACCAATAGAAATCCTTGAAAAGATGATAAATAAAAGACAAAAACGTGGTGGTTTTGAAAAAAACATAGTATTAAAATGGGTAGAAAAAAATTAAAGCGGGGTGATAGCAGTGGTTAGCTTACAAGGCTCATATCCTTGTGGTCGAGGGTTCGAATCCCTCCCCCGCTCCCAAAATTTATAAAAATATTTATTATAGAATATAAATAACAAAAAGGAATAAATATTATGCCAAAAGGAACACCAAAAAAAGACGGATCTGGAAAAGGTAATAGAAGTAATAAAGGCAGAGGTGGTTGTAAATCATCTAGAGGTAAATAAAATATATTCATTATTTAAAAGTTAAATTTAGGAAAACACTTACAATGAAAAAACAAAAAAGATATATTATTAATTATGAAAAAAGCAATGCTATAATTGCGGGCAATTATAAAGGAATAATTCTATGATCTGATATCTTTTAAATAATGAATAAAATTATAAAAGGTTGAAGATCAAAAAGATTTTTCAACCTTTTTTGTTTTAGAGGGTATAGTATAACGGTAATATAACTGGTTTCCACCCAGTAGATAAGGGTTCGATTCCCTTTATCCTCTCCAAATTAAAAACATTAACAAAGAAACAAGATTATGATATTATAAGTTAAAAATATGAGGGGGCTTAGTATAACGGGATTACACTGGTTTTGCAAGTCAGAAATAAGAGTTCGATTCTCTTAGTCTCCACCAAATAAAAACATTGACAAAGAAACAAGATTATGATATTATAAGTTAAAAACATGGGGGGTGTTCCTGGTAGGAGTCTGTAAAACTCTGGTCGTAAAACAATCTAGGTGGTTGACGAGTGGTTCAATTCCATCACCCTTCACCAAAAAATATAGTCCTGTAGCTTAAATGGTAAAGCGCACAACTTATAATTGTGTGAGTGATGGTTCAATTCCATCCAGGACTACCAAATATATTGGATCCTAGCATAAATGGATAATGCAACTGACTTTTAATCAGTAGATTATGGGTTTAAGCCCCATGGATCCAACCATAGAATAATCCTAGTTAGTTCAATTGGCAGAACGCCTGGCTGTTAACCAGGAAGTTGAAGGTTCAAGTCCTTCACTAGGAGCCACTTCTTGCTTCTTAAAAATGTTCGATACTTTATATAAATATTATATAAAGGACTAAACATTTTTGAGGAGTAAGGTTTAAAAATGCACTATTTAATTTTATTAAAAGGGTGAGAAAATTCTTGATGGATAAAAGGTAGAAAAATTAAATAGAAAAGGGAATATAGCTCAATGGTAGAGCACTGTCTTGATAAGGCATAGGTTATTGGTTCAAGTCCGATTATTCCCACCATATACTCCGGTAGTTCAATTGGAAGAGCCATCGACTCATAATCGATCAGTTGGGGGTTCGATTCCCTCCCGGAGTACCAAAAATGATCCTATCGTCTAAATGGTTAAGATATAAGACTTTCAATCTTATGTTCCGGGTTCGAGCCCCGGTAGGATCACCACTTTTCTATTCTTCTTTATAAATAAAATAATTGATAAAAGGGAGTGAATATCATGAGCTATGAGGGTGAATATATAGAAACAGCTTATGATCATATTATATATAAATATGATGAAGATGATATCAATAATATGATTTCTGAAATAGAAAGCTTTGATGATATTGATGATTTAACAGAGCTAGAAAAAGAAATGAATAAACAAGATTCTATAAAAAGTGTATTAGAATCTATTATTTCTTCTTCATTGGAAGAAATAGATATATATCTTGATGATACGGAAGAAGGTGAATTAAAAGAAATGTTATGTGATGAATGGAATATTTCTTTGATATAAGAATTCAAGGGTCATTAGTTCTAATTGGAAGAACGCTAGACTCCAAATCTAGTAGTTGGTGGTTCGAATCCATCATGGCCCGCCATAAAAGGTAATATTATGAGTAAAATAACTGAATATGAAATGAAAGTTTCTTTATTTGAAAAAATTGAAGATTGGTTTCTTAATCATCCTGCTATACATGATACCAAAATAGAAAGTTTTTATTTTAAAATGTGTAGAGGGTTTAATAGACTAAAAGATATTTTTTGGTATGGTCCTATGAATTTTATTCTTAATACATGGGAATATAAAAGTATTTTATGGTCAGATAAATGGTTTGATTCTTATTATTTTTTGAATCTAATTAGATTTAAACTAAAAAATGATGCCAAAAAATATAGAAAATATGGTATGGTTGTTCCAGCTGATGAATATGCTTTGCAAATGGAATATTGTGTTGCTTTATTAGATAGAATTAATAAAGATAATTATGCTGATCCTTATATAACTGAACACGAAAAGAAATGGGGCACAATAATTGACTTTAACAAAGACATTGATGATATAATCAGAAATAGAAGATCCCATTTATCAGATGAAGAAAAAAACCAAGAAAGAAAAGAATATATTAATATAATGTTACAAGCAGATAAAGAAAAACATAAAGATTTAGAAAAGGTTCTTAATTTCCTTCAACAAAATGTTTTATATTGGTGGGACTGATGTATTATGAAATAATAGATATTATAAATTATTTTAAAGAAGTAAAAGGACAAAAGCCAGTCAAAAAAATTCCAAAGATCAAAGAAGAAAATCTCCAAATTATTCAATCATTAACTGATAGGTTTAATACAAAATGGAATAATATATGCCCACGTGAATATTTTAAATGTGGTTTAAAATTATGGAAAACTTTCAGTTATTCAAAATTCCTGAACAGCTCAATTATTAAAGAATATATTAAACAAGATAAAAAGAAAAAGCGTCAGTCAATAAATAAGGATGATATTGAAATGTCTTTTTCTTATTTAAAATCTATTAATATCAAGTCACTAAATGATTTAAAAGATATTAATGAACCATCTTTTGCTGTTATTGAATATATGAAGAATAATATAGATAAAGTTTTATTATCATTTTTATTATTTAATAGATATATACCAAATGGTAATATAAACAAGAGATATCTTTCATATATTTATAATAACGAAAGTGAGATGAAATCACTTGTAAAAAGGTATAGTAGATATATAAAAAAATTAGGGGATAATTTATGATAGATAATAACAAACCTTATATGGATAAACCACAAAAAAAGAAACAAGTGAAAGACCAGCTTATATATGGTGATGGTGAAACACTTAAAGAAAAGAAGAAGAAAAAGAAAAAATACAAAAATGAAATGTTAAATGAGAATTGATTTACTATTTTAAGTATATTTGATATTATAAGTTAAAGAATGGTTGTTAATAATAATTAATATGTGGAGGGTAACATGAGCAAATGGATAAAGACTGACAAATTTAAGGATTTTGTAAATAAAAAAGCCAACGAAGCACCATTGGAACAAAACAGTGGTGGTGGTTTTTATGATAAATGGAAAAATCCTACTATGGGAACTGTAGATAAAGCAAAAGAGTATAGAATCAGACTTCTACCTGATCCTGATAGTAATTTTTATACAAAATATATGTTTCATTATTTTGTTATTGATGAAAAACATCATTTTATTCACTGTCCTAAATCAGAAGCAATGGATAATTATTGCCCATGGTGTGCATTGAATCAAATGCTTTATAAAGGTAATAAAGAAGATAAAAAACTGGCTTTTAAATATAAAAGACAAGATAAATTTGTATGTAATACTCTCATTGTTAATGATCCAAGAGATGATGATAAAGATGATGAGTATAAATCATCCGGTAAAGTAAAACTTTATGAATTTCCTGCTACAGTGGAATCAAAAATCAAAAACGAAATTACTGATAAAGCTGAAGGATATGGAATGGCTGTATTTGATCCTGAAAATGGATATGATTTGATTGTTAAAATTAAAGCTAAAAAACCTGATAAAAATGGCAAAACATGGCCTGATTATTCTGATACTATTTTTTCTAGAAAGCCTTCAGCTATTGCTGATACAGAAGAAGGTATTGAAAAACTAATGGAAAAAACTGTATCTCTTGAAGAATATCTTGAAAGTAAAAAACTAACATGGGATGAACATAAAAAATTGCTTCAGGTTGAAGGGTTTTGGGAAGACATTGAAGAAGAATTTGAAAGACGGACAGGGGATACTAATATGAAACCTAAAAAGGATGGTGCCCCTAAGGATGATAAATCTGATGATAAATCTGATGATAAATCCGATGATAAATCTGATGATAAATCCGATGATAAATCTGATGATAAATCTGATGATAAATCCGATGATAAATCCGATGATAAATCTGATGATAAATCTGATGATAAATCTGATGATAAATCTGATGATGATATGAATGATGAAGATCTTTTAAATGAATTAAAAAATATGTAATCTTTTTTCTTGACAAAATATAAAAAGTAGTTATATTAATAATATGAAAAAATATAACTACTTTTTAATTTTAATATAGGAGGAAAACTATGACTATATATGATGATTTAATTAAACAAAGAAATTTTGACTTTTCTAGATATTATGGGTTTTATTATTCAGATGATAAGGAAAAAGAAGTTTTAATATTAGAGGTGCCTGGGTATTCTAAAGATGATTTGACTATATCTATTAAGAAGAATAATCTTTTTGTGAATGGTGAAAAGGAAGGTTTCAAAAAAATTAATAAATCAGTGCCTATAAATAGTGATGTCGTCGATGTTAAAAAAACAAAAGCTTTTGTTGAAAATGGCATAATGACTATTAAATTTGCTTTTAAGGAACCATATGAAGATCAAGAATTCATACAAATAGAATAATAAAAAACAGAATATATTTTCTCTTTAACCCCATACTATATAAATACTTATAGTTTGGGGTTTTTAATTTTTTATTAAGGAGAAAATGTTATGTCAAATGGCAAGTCAAAAGGCAGTAGTTATGAAAGAACTATTTGTAAAATGTTAACAAAATGGTATTCAGGAAAAGAAAAACCTTATATATGGTGGAGATCTCCTTCTTCAGGTGGTTTAGCTACTGTAACAGCTCAAAATCCTGATTTAACAGGTGATATTATTTCTGTATTACCCGAAGGCAATTTTCTTACTGATATATTTAGTATAGAGATAAAAGCAGGGTATCCTAAAAGTTCATTTAATAAATTCTTTAAAAAAGTGAAAAATAATGAGATACTACAATTTTGGGAACAATCGATAAGAGATTGTTATAAAAATTGTAAAGAACCAATGGTAATATATAAAAAAGATAGACAAGAACCATTGATTTTCATTACAGAAAATATAAAAAATATGTTTGATAAAACAGAATTATTAGATTATTTTATTATAAAAACAGGTGATCAAAAAATATGTTGTATGAAAATGAATGATTTTTTTACAAATATCTCACCTAGTGATATAATGAAAATAAAGGAGTTAAAAAAAGATGAGTAAGATAATTTCATCACCTGATGAGTTTTTAGATATAATAATGATATTTTTATATGATATTATATCTAATAAAGAAACAACACTTATATTAAAAGATGATAATAAAAAAAAATTAATAGATACATTAGAATTAAAAGGGTTAAAGCCTATTCTAATGCAGTATTATTTTTATGTTGATAGTGAAAAAAGATTAAAATATAAAAGAATAAAAGACCTTTTTTATAAATTTAAAGCGAACGAAAGCATTATAAAAATTCTTTCAAATGACATAAATGAAGAAAAGGAAGATAAAAAAGAAGATGAAAATTTTTATAAAATGAAGGATATGCTAAGAAAATGTGTAACATTGATGAAAAAACAAAAATATAAAAATCCAAACAGAGTTATAACAGATGATATGTTAGATAATATAATTGTACATGTTTTAAAAGGAGAGGATGAATAATGGGTGAATTTAGAGATGATAATATGCCATCTGATGATATTAAATCTGATGGTGATCAATCACAAACAAATGATGATGGCTTTAAAACAGATGTAGATGGTGTCGTAGCACCTGAATCAGTTAAACGTGGAAAAGATGAATTCCCATGTTTTAATGTTTCAAATAAAGAGTTTTTTCAGAATATGCAAGGAGGTAGAAAAAGGCTTAGATTTAATAATGGATCTGATGCTCAAAAATATATGCAAGGATCAAAATATCAAAGAAAATTTTATATTAAATATACTGATGATAATGGAAAATCTTTAGTAAGATCTATAAAATGAGCACAAAGTTAACATATTTATATGTTAAAGACTATATAGAAAAAGAAGGTTATCAATTACTATCAAATACTTATAAAAATGGCCGCTCTAAATTAAAAATTAAATGCCCGGAAGAACATGAATATAAAACAACATATAGTAATTTTAAGCTTGGTAGAAGATGTCCTATCTGTTATATGAATAATCAAAAATTAAATTACGATCATGTTAAAAAATATATAGAATCTTTTAATTATAAATTAATATCAAGCGTTTATAAAAATGCTAATACAAGATTATTAATTGAGTGTGATAAAGGACATGAATATAAAGTAACATATGGTAATTTTTATCGTGGCCAAAGATGTGCTAAATGCAATGGTGGTATAAAATTAACATATGAATATGTTAAATCCTTTATAGAAAAAATAGAAGGGTATCGATTACTGTCAAAAACTTATAAAAATGCAAGCTCTAAATTAAAAATTAAATGTCCAGAATGCCATGAATATAAAGTAAGATTTTATTGTTTTAAAAAAGGTGCTCGCTGTCCTATTTGCTGGAATGAATCGACAGCTAGTAAACAAGAAATAGAGTTACAAGATTATATTGAATCACTTGGTTATGATATTATAAGGAATGATAGAAGTCAAATAATTAATCCTTTAACAGGCAAAAATCTAGAACTAGATATATGGATACCTGATTTAAACAAAGCTATTGAATATAATGGTACTTATTGGCATTCTTTATCTAAAAAGAAACAAATTGATAAGATAAAAGCTTATCAATGTGATCAAAAAGGTATAGATTTATTAATAGTAAACGAAGAAAAAATTTTATTGGATAATTATCTAGAAATTCAGAAAATTAATAAATGGTTAAAAAAGGGGATATAATAATATGTCAACAACTGTGCTAATCGATGGCAATAATGCAATGATGCGGTCATTGCATTCAGATGGAACTCTTATATGGGATAAAGAGAAAAAAAATGTGATTGAGTATGATTGGCAATATTTTGAATTTAAAATTTTTCAAGTAATATATTATTCTATTTCTGATGTTAACGCGTCAGAATTGGTTTTTTCTATAGATGGTGATAAAAATTCAATATGGAGGAAAATATACTGGCCTAGATATAAAGAATCAAGAAAAAAAGATAATAAAATAGACTGGGGTCTTGTTTTTTCTCATTATAAATCTTTTATGGAAGAATTAAAAGAAAATTTTCCTTTTAAAATACTAAGACATAAAAATGCAGAGGGTGATGATATTATAGGCACTATAGTACAAAACGCACCACAAAAACATCATATTATTAGTGTTGATAAAGACTTTATGCAATTATATGAAAAAAACAGAGTATCAATATATAGTCCTCTTAAACAAGCTGAACTAAAACACCCTAGCCCTGAACATTTTATTATTGAACAATGCCTTCTAGGTCAATCCAAAGATGACATATTTAATATTAAAACAGCTTTAGATCATCCACAAGGTAAAAGAAAACCTGGGTTTGGCCCTAAAACATTAGAAAAAGTTATCACTTATGGATGGAAAAAGTGGTTAAAAGACAATAATTTAGAAGAGAGATATGAATTTAATAGAAATCTTATGGATTTTAAACGTATACCTAAATCACTTCAAGATAGTATTATGAAAATGTATAAAACAAAAAACTTCCCACATCCTGATAAAATGTATAAATATATTGAAAAAAAGAATTGGAATTATTTCCTTGATAATTGGACTAACGTTGAGCAAAAATTATTAAATTTATATTAAATATAAAGGAATAAAATGAAATTTAAACATTATTTAATAGAGAAATCTTTCTCTAGTGAAGATATACCTAGAAAATTTTTTGTTGCATTTGACCTATATGACGGATTTGAATATCTAAAAAAAGAAAAATTTGAAAATATATCAGGTATATCAGGATCAGGCAATATAAAATTTAATTTCCTAGGTGTAGCTAGAGATGCTATGCTTGTTATGGATTCCGAAAAAGTAATAAAATTGAATAAATTAACACGTGTGATGTATGACAATCCACATTATTTTCTTGCGAATGATATGGTTGCATTACAAAGAATATTCAATTCTAGAGATAATAGAAGAGTTTTAGAAAACATACTTGATTATTTAACAAAAGAGATAAAAAAGGATCCTAAATATAGACAACTATCACATGATGCTGAATATTATAGTCTATTTAATATGGGATGGGATTGGTCTAAAAAGTTACCAAAAATTAATAATATTAAAAAGCTTTCTATTTTTCTAACTAGAAAAATTAATACTGACTTTTCTGATAAAACAGGTGTAAAATACAATTTGGAAGAAAAAGATGTGCGTGACTTGTTATGGAATGCTTTATTGCGAATTGGTGAGGTTTATCATGATGAATCAGAATGGATACTCAAAGATAAAACATTAAAAATACCATCAAAAAGTAAATTATTTATATTGGTTAATCCTATTAATAGATTAACTGATCTTATTACTTATTGCATTGATAAAGAAAAATCAATAGATTCTTTGACAGATGAAGAAAAAAATAAGTATATAACAGAAGAAGATGGTGTTTTTCTTTTTATGAACGATACTATTGTACAAAAAAGAATAGACTATGGTATAATGGCTAAAAAATTAGAGAAAAAATATAACGTTTTTCTTTATGATAAAGAGAAATTTGATAAAGCTAAACAAAGATTTTTTAACAGGCGATATCAAAAATAAGGAGATAAATATGTCAAGAATAAGAGGATTTGAAGTTGTTGATAAAGATCATTTAAAAGCTTTTAAAAACCAAAAAGATGTTATAATACCATTAAAAGGTTCAAAAAATTCAGCTGGTTATGATTTTTTTGCATCCGAAGATTTTAAAATAGAACCAAATGAATATTATTTTTTTTGGACAGATATTAAATCTTACATGTTAGATGATGAAGTATTAAAAATATATCCACGGGCATCTAGTATGAAGAAAAATATAAGACTTAAAAATACTGTTGGTATTGTTGATTCTGATTATTATAATAACATTAAAAATAATGGAAATATAGGTGTGTCATTACATAATTTTGGTAAAGAAACAATGCACTTTAAAAAAGGTGAAGGGTTAGTCCAGGGTATTTTTGAAAAATATCTAGAATCAGATAATTGCAATACTGAAGAGGAAAGAAAAGGTGGTATAGGCAGTACTAATAAATGAATTTGTTTTGGTTATAAAATTTAAGGAGATAACATACTATGGAAAATGTGATAGATCAATCAAATAACAAAATTGATATTGATCCTGAAGGAAAATTACCTGATGAAATTAAAAAAGCTGTTGAGAACAAAATAAAAAAATTAAATAAAGATGTTAGTGAATTATCTGAAAATGAGAAAAAAGAATTTACAGAAGAAGCTGTTAAAGAATATCTTTCAAAGTTTAACAGAAAAGAAAAGTTTAAAAGGGGCTTATTAACTACAGGATATAGGCCTGGATACACAAAACCTACCTTAGAAGCAAGAAAACAATCAAGAAGAAAAAAGAACAAACAATCGAGAATATCTAGACGTTTAAACAGAATATAACAAATGCAAATATAGCCCTTTAATTCATAAAGGGCTATATTTGTCTAAAAATAACGGAGCATATATGAATAATTTTATGACATCTTTTGAAGAATTAATATATGTAAGAACTTATTCTAAATGGATTGATTCTTTAAAAAGAAGAGAAAAATGGGAAGAAACCGTAAAAAGATACGGTGATTTTATGATTGAAAGGGTGCCTGAAGAAGATAAACAATCATTTAAAGATGTTATAGATTCAATATTAAATTTTGAATTAATGCCATCTATGCGATCATTGTGGACAGCAGGAAAAGCTCTTGATAGAGAAAATATTTGTGGATACAATTGTGCCAGTATTATTATGGATGATCCTGCTGCTTTTAGTGAAATTTTATATATTTTGATGTGTGGTTGTTTTGATAAGAACACATTAATTAAAACATCAACAGGTAATAAGAAAATATCAGAAATAACTGTAGATGATAAAGTATTAACATATGATGAAAAAAACAAAAATTTTAAATATACAAATCCTGTTTTGGTTACAAATATGCCAAATACAAAAAACAAAGAAAAAATAGAAATAGAAACAGAAGATGGTCTTATTATAAGATGTACATATGATCATGAATTTCTTACTACTAATAGAGGATGGGTAAAAGCTTGTGATCTAACAGAAAATGATGATATTAAAAATTTCCATGAAATAAATTAA